GGCAGGGCTAGGCAGCGCGTCGCTACGGCACAGGCAATGCGCGACGTGGCACGGCTAATGATGTGGGCGGGCCTGGGCCGGTGACAGGCCCCCCGCAAAAAAAGGAAAGGAGGGGTAGCTTAATGCGGTGCCTGACTCTCACTCAACCCTGGGCGACCCTCGTGGCCCTGGGCGAGAAGAAATACGAGACGCGCAGTTGGGGGACAGCCTACCGGGGGCCGCTGGCGATTCATGCTGCCAAGAGCTTCCCGAAGTGGGCCAGAGCCCTATGCGACAAAGAGCCGTTCGGATCAATCCTCTGGTCCCAGAACTATCGTTGGCATACCCTGCCGTTGGGCAAGATACTTGCTACTTGCCGTCTCGTGCGGTGCGTACCGACGGCCAACATGCCATGCACGCTACCTGGGAATGAAGAAGCCTTCGGGGACTTCACCATAGGGAGGTACGCCTGGGAGCTAACCGAGGTGGTGATGTTGCTGGAGCCCATACCTACAAGGGGGATGCTGGGGTTATGGGAGTGGCCTGGCTCTGCGCCGGGGTAGGCTATTGACAAATGATTTGCGGGCGTGATATATTGCGAGGGACATGAAGTATGACTTGGTGCCCAAACGCCTGGCCTACCGCAATGAGGCCATCAGGCGGATGCGTGAAGAGCATCCCGAACTTGCCTTGCGGGAGATTGCTGAGGCGTTTGGGCTTACCCGGCAGAGAATAGACCAGATTCTCAAAGCGAAGAACGGCAAGAAACCAAGCTAGCCAGGGGACAAGGGCGCGATCCTTGCCCTTCTTTTTTGGCCTGGCGCTGTCATGAGTCTGTCAGGGAGTTTGCATTGGGCATAATCAGGCACGGCGATAAGCTTATGCTTGATCCCAACTGGAGACCCGAAGGCTATCGTTGTTTACGCTGCGGGCAGTCCGTCTGGACAGGGCAGCCGTTCGTCTTCTGGGCACTAGATAGTGGTGAGCATATCGTGCTTCACCCCGGGTGTGCGTGCCACTTCGGGGCGAGCCTTATTAAGGATGGAGTCTTGATTGCGCCCGTCCGATTGGGTAGAATGCAAAAACAGTCAGCGACTTGGTGACCTAACCAAATGAGTGATGATCTTTACCTCGCCGCGTTAGAGTATTTTCAGCAGGGCTACATGACCATCCCCTTGGCACTGGATGGCGCAGGATTTGCCAAGCGGCCTATAACGCCTAATTGGAGCCAGATCCCATATAGCCTGGCCGCCCTAAAAAAACTCCCCTGGGAGGAAGCGAGGGGCCTTGGCGTACTACTGGGGGCAGCCTCGCGCAACCTCGCCGTGCTAGACTTGGATGATGTTGAACTAGCAGAGATTGCGGTCAAGCACACGAATCATACCCGAACGGTCCGGACGGTGCGCGGTCGATGCCACATCTACGTACGGGAGCGCGTGATCTCCAGGCCGACGAAGTTCACCGCCACATGGCACGGGCGACCAGTAGAGGTCGAACTGAAAACCCAGGGGCAGCAGGTGGCGGCACCTCCGACGCCGGGCTATACCCTATTGAGCGAAGCGGAGCCGAAAGAAGTAGAGCATATCGGAGTAGCGTGGACGGGGCTTGCCAGAATGCTCGCTATCCAGACAGAGCCGGCCGGCAACGGGCAAAGCTACCCGAAGCCCTGGCAGGAAAAAGTAGTCGCCGGTGACCGGAACAAATCGGCCTACATCGAGGCCCATTTCCTCCGCGGCGCCGGGATGCCGTTAGGCTTAGCCTTACGGATCATGCAACTTCGATGGGAATCAGATTATGAGAAGGGAGAAACAGACTGGCAGGAGATATCGCGCACGGTGGAAAGTGCCTATGTCAAAGGCATCCATGTTCCTATCAGTGATGTTTACACGGACATTGAGTGGACCTGAGCTTTCGCCCAGACCACTCGGTCTACTGGCAGAACCAACTGGAATCTGGCAGCACGATATATATTCATGCCCGCGATATCCGACGAGAGCGGGGGTATCTCTATGCTGAAGTTGCTATCTATGATCGGAAGACCCGCCTGGCAGCCGACGATTTCGCAGTCAAGCGGAATGAGGATCGCCGGCGGCTCTGCAAGGAGGCTCATGGGGCTCTTAGCGATGCTAGTAAAGCAGCCTATCCCTTGGACTATCTCAAGCACGATGTTGATATGTTCCTTGAGGAGCTACCCCGGTTTTGGGAAGAGGACCAATTTGCCCTGGACACCTATGCACCAGGAGAGGAAATACCGGCCATGTCCTTCGTGATTGTGCCCTATCTGATAGAGGATGCTATCACCATCGTGTACGGCCCCCAGGGAACAGGCAAAAGCTACTTGGCCAAGCTTATGGGGTTGAACATGTGTGGCGCTACTAATGGTTTCTGGCCAATACCCCAACCGCGGCCTGTGCTCTACGTCAACCTGGAAAGGCCCAAGCGGAGCATGGAGAGACGGGCGCGGATGCTGATGGCGGTGCTCGCCATTACGACACTCCCCTGCATGGACTATCTCCATGCGCCGGGGGCGCACCTGCCGACTATCGCCCCACGGTTGCGGGCCTGGCTGCAAGCGCACGCTGGTGGCGTGTTCATCCTGGACTCGCTCTCATTCACCCAGGTCGGCGCCCTGAATGATGATACCACCGCGGCAAAGGCTATCGGACTACTCCGCACGGTAGGGGGGACCTGGTTGGTTCTAGGCCATACCCCTCGGGCCGACACGGGGCACTTAATCGGGTCAACTCTTCAGGATGCCGGCGCGGACGTGATGATCAGGCTTGCCTCGGAGCGGAAGGGAAACACTAACGGCCTGATGATGGAAGTCACCAAGGCTAACGACATCGGTTTTCCAGAGAGATACTTCCTGGCCTTCGAGTTTAGCCAAGGAGATGCAGAAGGGCGGAGCGACCTGGTTAAGGTGCGAAAGGCCAGTGGTCGGGAATTTCCCGAACTAGTAGCTGGCGGCAAGGTTACGAACCACGATAAGCTCCGGGCATATCTGCAAGAGGTTAGCGAGGCTACGCCGTCAGAGGCCTCCGCTGCCACGGGGGTTCCCTATACGACCGTTTCCACTATGCTGAATTCCTCCGAAAGTTTTGTCTTTTTGCGCAAGCGGGGTAAATTTAAGCTCTATGGAGTCCGAGCAGCACCCCAAGAAGAGGACGATGGCGACCTTCCTCCTTAACACTTTATCCCTAAATTATGGGATAAAGTGTTCTAGAAGATTCACTTCATATTTATGTGAATCTAGGGTAAAGTGAAGTGTGAAGTGTTATTATGTCAAGTAGCCAAAGCTAAATGATTTCGCTTACTGATCTGGCTCTTTTGGAAAGCCGGCTTTCCAGAAATTGGGATATGCTGCTAAAGATGGAAACTGAACACGATACAGGAGCAAAATACCAGCGATGGCAGGCCCAATGGGAAGGGCTATTAGCTGACTACGAGATTGGGTTAGCTTTTTATGGCCTGACGTGTGCACCGGGCGGCGAGTGGGACAAGAAGGAGTTTTAGCCGGATGAAAAAGGTTGCCACGAAGGAGATCGACGGCACGCTCTACCCGGTGGAGTGGGCCGTTGACCAGTGCCCCTACGGGCAGTCGGGTCAGGGGTGTGACCTGGGGGGGACATGCTTGCTGCGGAACGGTGCCCTGGTGATCGAGAAGAGGGTGGTCGGGTGACCGGCACGGGTACCAACAGCAGCCCCGGCGGGTGGACATGCTCGCATTCCAGCATCGTGGTCGGGGGGTACCAAAAGGTGTACTGGTACCCGCAGGCAACGAGCGGTCTTGGCAGTAGCCGAACGGTGGATGTCGTGGTCTATCGGTGCCAACGCTGCGGGCTGGAATACGAGAGGGATGTTTGAGAAAGGAGCATGATGACTGGAAACGAGCTACGGGAGCAGGTTTGCGGGGTATTGTTCGATGCCCTGCCGGAACTCAAGCAGGCTGTCAGGGCTTACCTGAGCCAATCGCAGGTTCAGGAGAAAGATTTCAAGATCGCTACGGGCATCTGGCGAGCATTAAGCTCTATCGGGGATGCCGCGGAGAAACTCAGTCAGTCCGAGATGGAATGATGGCGAAACGCATTGTGAGGTTAGTGACGTCTTGTCGGAAGTGTCCGAATTCGCAGCACTCGTTTGGTGTCAGGGGAACCAGTGGTCCGGAATCGGGAGATCATTGGTATTGTCAGCATCCCTCGGTGGCGAATCGGGTGATCGGTAGGTGGGTCGGTGTTGGTGATCCTATTCCGGGGTGGTGCCCGCTGGAGGATGAGCCGGCATGAGGATACTGCACCTCTACGGACAGGGAGCGTGGCACGATGATGTATGGATTGTGGGGGATCACGAGGCACTGGTAGAGTTGATGGCAACGATTCAGCGAGCGAGGAACATGGGGGAGGGCGTCTGCGAGGCATCGGTGAACGATGGAGAGGGCTTTCGTGTCCATGTCGTCGAGTGCCTGCCGGCCGTGATCCCGGAATTGTGCTTGCCGTATTTCGATCCGATGGCTACGGAGCGGGAGGACGACCACCGGACGCACAAATGGCCGTGGGAGTTGCTGGGGGTGAAGCATGAGTAAGCCCCCTGACTGGTGGCCGCTGAATCCATTTCACAAGAGCTATTGGGTTCAGGGGGAGTTGTTTTACACAGGGCAGGATAGCTATGCTGCCTGGCAGGAAGGCGCCTACGCCATGAAGCTGGCGATAATCGAGCGGGTGGAAACGATATTGTCCGATGCGGATGTTATTTGCCTCCCGGGTTGGGGAAAGTTCAAGGAGGAACTTGGGCTATGACTGTCCCGTGCGCTGAGTGAACTGCCCGCGGTCTACCGGGCGTTGCGGGAGATAGCCTGGTTCGAGGTGCCGATGTTACCCCCTGCATCGCAGTCTCCGAATTCAAGGGTGCATTGGGCGGTTCGTGCCCGCGAGCGCCACGAGTTCATGCAGATGGTGGGGTTGGCAGCGCTAGCGAAGGGGGTGAAAGACTGGAAACTCTCCGGCGTGGAAATTGGCTTCGATCTCATTGTAGCTCAGAAGCGGCGCAGGGATGCGGATAACCTCATGGCCAGGGTCGGAAAACCTGTTCTGGATTCGCTGGTGAACCTGGGGGTGCTGGTGGACGACTCTATCGAGCATGTCGCGGTGCGGTTCGTGACTGTGACGGTGGACCCGGTCCGGGCACCGCGGACCATCATCTCTATATGGCAGGAGGCGCCTGAGTGATGCCAATGCAGTCCCTAGTCTGTAGCCTTTCCCCTGGCCTGGGGATCTTGGACTTGGCGTTCGAGTCCGAAGGCTTTTGCATCGTCCGCGGTCCTGACCCCATCTGGGGCGGTGACAACCGCCGGTTTCATCTGGAGCCCGGCATATTTCCCGGCATAATCGGCGGACCGCCATGCCAGGAGTTCTCATCGCTGTCGCACTTGGTGCGGCACAATGGGGGGACCCCCAAGTGGGGGAACCTGATACCGGAATTCTGCAGGGTGATCACCGAGGCCCAACCGGATTGGTGGCTCATGGAGAATGTGCGGCAAGCGCCATTGCCGATCGTGGAGGGCTATGTAGTCCGGGACTACCTGCTCAATAACCGATGGGTGGGAGGCACGCAACACAGGGTGCGGCGATTCTCCTTCGGGACCAGGGATGGACGGGAGTTGGACCTTAGCGCGGACCTGGTCATATTCGAGGCCGCAGACTTCGGCTGGGCCGTCTATGCTGGCCATGGCCCGACTCCTAGCCAGCGAGATAAGGTGCGCCGCCAAGCCGTCACAAGCGATATGCGGGTTGACGATCACCGGCATCTGACCCGAAAGAACGTCCTTCCCCATGATAAAGGGGGTAAACTGGTCCCCCTGGGCGCAATGCTGCAACTACAAGGGCTACCGGAAGACTGGCTAGATCATTGCCCTTTCACCATGCAGGGCAAGAAGGCAGCGGTCGGCAATGGCGTGCCTCAACCCATCGACCGAGCCCTGGCCAAGGCAGTGAAGCGTGCTATGCAGTACGAGTTCGAGGGGGAAGGAGCGAAAGGATGAACTGGCGCCGCCGGTTGCTTCGCCTCTATGCCCAACTTCCGACATTCGAGTGCGTACCTGGATGCTCTCACTGCTGTGGCCCGACGCCCTGCGCGCCATCTGAGACGGCGCTTATCGCGCAGTGGCTCACCCAGCGGGGACTTGCGGTGCTCCACTCTCCATTGGCCGTTCTGCCTACGACGGATGGCCTGACCTGCGTGTACGCTGGGGCCGATGGATGCTCTATCTACCCCGTTCGCCCTTTCATGTGTCGGCTCTACGGCTCTATCCCCAAGCTGCGCTGTCCCCTCGGTCGGGGGCCTGCGGAGCCCTTGAGTGAGTCCGCCGAGGCGTCCCTTATGCGTGAATATCTGGCGGCTTGGGTATAACATGAAGAACTTCATGTTTCTCCTGGTCGTCTCGCTCCCGTTTTGGGGGCTGTTGGATTGGCCTGAGTGTGGCAGTGTGGCAGAGTGGACTACATGCAGATAATGCAGCAGGTGAGGGAACGATGATATTTGATGACCTTATAATAGCAGAACGGATACAACAGGATAAGAAGTGGGGGCAACAGGATCATTTACCCATTGAGTGGCTGGGGATACTTTCCGAGGAAGTCGGAGAGCTTGCTCAGGCAATTGTAAATCGGCACTTTAGTAAGTCTGCTGACGATGGACTACAAATCCAACTGGAATTAATCCAAGTTGCTGCCGTAGCTCGCTCAATATGGGAATGCGGTGAGCGCAACCATTGGTGGCTACCCACCCAAATTAGAGAGAATGCGGGTTAGCGCCGTCGTTATTTTCCTTGCGCTGGGCCTTAGCGTTGTGCTGGATGCCGTGGTGCCCTTCCCTACAACCGCCCCAGGGCCTCCCACAGGGGCCTGGGTGGTAGGCAAGGGGCAGCAGCATAGTAACGGGTATCCGCCCGGCCCCAATTCCGGGTCGTCTAGCGGTAGGATGCGATTCTCTGAAAATCGAGACGTAGGTTCGAGTCCTACCCCGGAAACCAACATGATCGAGGGTCGGCTAGAGGTAGGCCAGCAGGCTTTGAACCTGTCAACGGAGGTTCGAGTCCTCCCCCTCGAACCAATTGCAGCGCGTGGGGGCCATAACGGGCTGGATCTGCTGGTTGGCCAATCGGCGAGGATGGATGTAAACAATGGAATGGAGCGACGTACTCTGGATGCTGATGCTGGTGTTGTTCGCCGTATACGGCAAGGCGCGGACATTGTGACGGCGGTGACGGGGACGCTCACTTATTACCATCCGGATCTCGCGGGCAACGTCATGCGCGATGGGATAACCACCTACGAGCCGACCATGAGCGGGGTGGCCGCGGCGACCTCCTGGCCGCTGGGGACCTGGCTAGAGGTGCGTGGGCCGACGGGGAGGTCCCTGCTGCTGGTGATCTCCGATACCGGCAAGTTAGAACCTGGCGCTCTGGACGTGCCAGAGGCCGTCTTCGTGGTGCTTGCAGGCAGCCTTGCCCCTGGGCGGGTGCCGGTGAGGGTAAGGGTAATAGATTGAACGAGATGCCAACAGTTCTTTGCCCTAAGTGCGGAGGTCCGGCAACACTATTACAGAAAATCCCGCACCATAGAGGGTTGGTTGCATATGTGATGTCCTGTACAATCTGTAGGTCTAAGTTTTTCAAAGACTTTAATCGTTGTGTTGGGAATGATACGATTTTGAGGGGTAACCAAGATTCGGAAAGAAGCTGAAACTGCTCGCAAGCGAGGGAATGCTCGCTCTGTTCATATTAGCGTATACCTAGACGAGTAGCTGAGGTAGAGTAGGAGGAAGCGTGAAACAGGGAACGATTAGTAGGGGCAAAAGAGGGGGCCGAAAATGATTAAAACGCGCATCGAGACCTTTGACTATTCATGGAATCCGACCAGTGGCTGCTCATTGGGCTGCTCCTACTGTTATGCTCGCAGGATTGCTCACAGATTCAAGCAGTCCTTCGAGCCGACGTGTCACCCGGAGAGATTAGCGCAACCGGCACGCGTGAGAAAACCATCGCGAATCTTTGTCGATTCTGCTGGTGACCTGTTTGACCCCTCTATCCCGTTCACTTTTATACGGCGCGTATTTGCAGAGATGCGCATGAATCAGCAACATACGTTCTACGTGTTGACGAAGCGGGCGGGGCGGATGTTAGAGTTTATGACCGTACTTGAGGCCAGCATGAATCATCGCCCATTTAGCTATTTGCCACAGCGCCATATATGGGTGGGGGTCTCAGTGACGAATCAGGCCGATGCTGATGAGCGCATACCGCTGCTGTTACAGACGCCCGCGGCTCATCGGTTTATCTCGTTTGAGCCGCTTTTGTCCGAGGTTGATGCTGGAACGTGGTTTTGGTCTATGATGAGCGACGCTGGCAAGTGTGCTATTTCCTGGGCCATTATTGGCGGGGATTCGAGTCCCGGGGCGAAGCCTCCCGCGGCTGAGTGGGTAGAGGCGTTGACGAAACAGTGCGTGGCTGCTGGTGTCAGCGTTTACCACAAGAACAGCTTGCGGAGGGTGATATCCGATTTGAGGCGGGCGCATGTGGCGTGAAGGGGGACTACGGGGAACGGGGCTACGGGGAGCTCCGTTCCCGTATTTTGGAGGGAAGCGCACCATCGCGGCAGCGGTGTGGGACCGCCTGGGGGACGTGGCCAGCTACATTGAACCGTTTGCGGGGTCGGCGGCGGTGCTGCTGGCCAGGCCGAACGCGCATTGCTGGTGGGACCGGACCGAGACGATAAATGATATGGATGGAATGGTCTCGAATTTTTGGCGGGCGCTACAGGCGGACCCGGACGCGGTGGCGAAGTGGGCAGACCACCCCGTTCTGGAAAACTGCTTGCACGCTCGCCACGCGTGGCTGGTAAGCCAAAAGGCATCACTCCGAGAGCGCCTGGAGGGGGATCCGGACTACTACGATGCCAAAATAGCCGGGTGGTGGTGTTGGGGCATGTGCTGTTGGATCGGGGGCGGGTTCTGTTCGGGACGAGGCCCCTGGCACGCCGTGGACGGCGAGTTGGTGAAAGCTGGCGACGATGGCCAGGGCGTGAATCGGAAGCTAGTGCACCTGGGGGATGACGGCCAGGGCGTGAATCGGACGCGAGTTCACCTGGGGGATGACGGCCAGGGCGTGAATCGGAAGCTAGTTCACCTGGGGGATGACGGCCGGGGTTTATGCGAAGCAGTGCATGAGGGCATCCTGGCGTGGATGCGGAGGCTAGCAGATCGGTTGCGTAGGGTGAGGGTATGTTCGGGCGATTGGGCCAGGGTATGTACGCCGGTGGCCTGCCGGGAGGAAACCGGCTTGGTGGGGGTATTTCTGGACCCGCCCTATTCGGCTGAATCGGGCCGGGACAACGAGATCTACGCAGTGGAAAATCTGACAGTCGCGCACGAGGTGCGGGCCTGGGCGATAGCTCACGGGGAGGACCCGCGGTATCGGATCGCGTTTTGCGGGTATGCCGGAGAGCATGATATGCCGGACTCGTGGGAGGTGCTGGCGTGGAAAGCGGTTGGCGGATATGGCAATCAGGGCAACGGTGCCGGCAGGGAGAATAGCGCTCGCGAGGTTGTCTGGTTCAATAAATCATGTCTCAAGCCGGAGCGGGTGCGGCAGTTGGATCTGCTGTGACCGAACTACGCGACGACTACTATCCATGTGGGTGCCGCGTGGGTCAGCGCGGGGGCGTGGTCGTGAGCTGGCTTCACTGCCCGGCACACCCGGTGTTGCAGTTCCGCCGCCGGATGCCGACGCTACAGGAGATTGAGTCTGTGATAGTGGAGCGGCAACCTCGGCTGATGCCGGACGCGCAGAGGCCCGGCTAAACTGGTAGCCGGGCCTCTCGTGTTTGGGGTCTACGTGGCTATTGCTGCCAGCTTGATTGCCTGTCTCCATCCAGCCTTCAGAACCATGGTTCGCTCTCCGTCTCTGATCTCCACGATGTAGCGGTGCGTTCGGTTGCAGACGCTACTATGAGTCATGGCTCGATGGTTGCCCTTCATCTCGGCATTAACTGCCCGGCTTACGGCAGCGTCCCATTGCTGATAGGTGATGATCTCAAGCTCAGTGCTCATGGCTCACTGCCTTCTTTGTGCTCGGGGTTACGGCACTTGCCGATTTCTCGCAGGAAACGTTGTCTGCTCAGTTCTTCCTCTCTGATGGTGGCGGCCTGCTCCTGCGCGGCTTGCATGAGTTCGGCGATACGGCCCAGGCGCTCCGCGATGGCAACCAGGGCCGCGGCCCCCATGCCCTGGTTGCTCCCGATGGAGTTCATGGCCTCAATGGTCCACAGGTATTTCATTTCGTCTCCTTCATCTTCGCGGTCTCTATCGCTTCCATTGCCCGGTCGAACGCAATGGCCGCGGCAAACTCAGCCGCGGCCTCTTCGAGATCTTGGTAGTGGTTGTAGTTCATCTGCACCTCTCCCGCCTCGTCGCGCGAGATGAAGTTTCCCTGGCTGGTGGCGCTTGGGGGCCTGTGCTCCCACGTTACCTCTGCGCCTTCCACTGGGGCCAGCACCGAGAGTGCGGCCTTGATTGCCTGTCGGAATGTCATGGTTTCTCCCTCCTGATCTGAACAGAGTAGGCTGACTGTTCGTGGTCGATGTCCAGCGAGGCGGGCTTGCGAATCGTAACGGTCATGCGCAGGGAGTTTGCCTCCCGCACAAAGAGGCCAAATTCGCCGTCTGTGATGAGGTACCGCCCCTCCTCTGTGTCAATCGTGATGCTGTTGCTAGCGTTTGGCGTGATGGTCAAGTTGCGCCTCCTTCTTCAACAATGCTTCGAGCATTTCGACTTCATCCAGCCGGATCGTGCGCATCCGGCCGCACTTGGGACAGCTCCAAACCCGGCTGGCGTGCCGGTTGGCCCCCATCCCGCGCCACTCCAGGCCCCGGCTCCACATCGGGCGGGCGCAGGTTGGGTTGGGGCAGATCGGCCGGGGCTGGGCGTGAGTTTCTTGAAGGCGGGTCATGACAATATCTCCCTCAGGCGGGCTTCCTGCCATGCTCGCTCGGCGTACCAGGCGGACTCGGCGGCGTACTCGGCGTACCAGGCGGACTCGGCGGCGTACTCGGCGGCAAACCAGGCGGACTCGGCGGCGGACTCGGCGGCGGACCAGGCGGACCTGGCGGCGGACTCGGCGGCGGACCAGGCGGACCTGGCGGCGGACTCGGCGGCAAACCAGGCGGACCTGGCGGCGGACTCGGCGGCGGACCATGCGGACCTGGCGGCGGACTCGGCGGCGTCGAGTTCTTCCCTGCTGGCCTCGGCGGCGGCGAAGCGTCGGGCCACTGCGATAGCCTCCCGCGGTCGGCTGTCGTGAGGGCAGAGGGCCTCGAAAATCGGCAGCACATGCTCCGCGTAGTCGCAGGCCAGCACGCGGGCGAAACGGTCTCGCTCCTGTTCTTGTTCCGCCGGTACGGCCCGCAACGCCCAGAGCGCGTCATCCAGGCCGTTCAGGTCCAGGATTTGCAGGAGCGTGATGGGGCGGTCGTGGCTGTAGTGTGGCCCCAGGGCCGAGCGCAGGTGGGGGTACCGATTAGTGCACGCGTCGTGCTGCCGGAGCAGCCGGAGCGTGGTGGTTAGGGTCGTCATGTTGTAGCTCACTTTTCTTCTCCTTTAACGCCCGGCCTCACGACCGGGTTCCCGTGAAAACCGTATAGTTTTTAATCCAGCACCTTGAGTCTCTGCACCCGGACCTTCGCGTCCATCGTAGGTAGGCCGGCAAACAGAATATCCGCGCTGGCCACTTCCACCCGCAGGCAAATCAGATCGTGGCCAGGGGCGCACAGTCCCACCCATTCCGGCCGGTATCCGGGACGCAGCACATGCAGCCCCGCCGCGCACTGCTGATCGCTCACTACGGCCTCCGCCTCGACGACGGCTTCCTGCGCGTACGTCAGCACCGTACCCCCATCGAAATTGGGGGACTTCCGGGCAGGAGTCACCCATTTCCAAAAGATGTGGGTTTCTGAACCAGAGAGGTACGCTTGGCGGAAACATTCGTTCAATGCCTCGCTAGTCACGCCGTCTCCCAGGCGCACGCCGTTCCCCAGGCTCACGTTGTTCCCCAGGCGCACGCCGTCCCCCAGGCTCACGTTGTTCCCCAGGCTCACGTTGTTCCCCAGGCTCACGCCGTCCCCCAGGCTCACGCCGTCTCCCAGGCTCACGTAGTTCCCCAGGCTCACGTTGTTCCCCAGGCTCACGCCGTCCCCCATGCTCACGTTGTTCCCCAGGCTCACGTTGTTCCCCAGGCTCACGCCGTCCCCCAGGCGCACGCCGTCCCCCAGGCTCACGTTGTTCCCCAGGCTCACGCCGTTCCCCAGGCTCACGTTGTTCTCCAGGCTCACGCCGTTCCCCAGGCTCACGTTGTTCCCCAGGCGCACGCCGTCCCCCAGGCTCACGCCGTCCCCCAGGCTCACGCGCTGGCCGCCGGGGCTAGTGTGCCAGCCGTGCGTTATTGGCCAGCTACGGATTTCTGTAGTTGTAGTTGTAACCATCGTCCCCTCTCATTCCAACGCCCGGCCTCACGACCGGACTGACTACTCGGCCTAAGCGGTACACGTGCCCGCAGCTACATGTCCTGAAAATGTAGCGACGCGAACGTTGCCACGGGCTCCACCGACCCACAGAAACAGGCGTGCAATTATGGGGCGGGAGGCTAGGTGCAGGTGGGTCCACAAGTGCTCCCTTTGGCAACAGCGTAGGCTGCGCCGCCAGCTTGTTCCGCACCTGCACGATATTTATGGTGTACGGGCCGGATTCCATGTCCGCCACGATCTGGTCTTTGCCCATAGCTTCAAAGTAATCGCGGTCAGATGGCTCCCCATCCTCCCACCAGTACCCCGTTTTTTGTTGGGGAGTGAGGTAAACGGTGATAACTCTATTCGTAGCGTCCCACCAACATCGTGTGGACTTCATCTCCCCTTCTCCTTCCAACGCCCGGCCTCGCGACCGGACTGGCTTTGGTTATTCCGCTCCGGCCCCGATGTCATTGGCGTCCTCAAACCCGCGGAAGAGGCCGCTGCGAAAGCCCTTCACGAAATCCTTTTCACAGTCCGGGTCGTCCATCAGGACGCAGTTCTGAGATTTGCGGTAGGAATCAACGACGTTGTCTGCGTTGGCCGTGAATTGCTCATACGTTGCCCAAGGATTTCCTTGGGCGTCAGCTATCCCTGCCTCGAATCCGAGAAGCCAGGGGTTCTCGTAATCGCTGATGTTGAGGGGCTGGCCGGCCTTGAAGATAAACATCTCTAGTCCTTTCTCCTCCTCCCAACGTCCGGCCTCACAGCCGGGCTTGCTTCGTTCCGCAGGCCTTCCAGTTGCCTACCCCTCCACAAAGCGCTGCAATTGCGCTACGCGATCCCATTCCCAATGGCCTATGGCCCCGTTGTGGAATTTGTACCCCGGCGGGACAACCACCCGGTCGCTATATCCGCCTGCCCGGGCGCAGTCCCTCTGGTCGCTGGCAATGCACTTGTCGGCTGCTGCGATGGTTTGATGAGAGTGGCCGCACGAACCGCGGACACTCCCTACGCATTTATACCCTGCTCCCGCTGCCATTGTCCCTCTCCTTTCTAACGCCCGGCCTCGCGACCGGACTGGCTTATGGAGTGCCCGGCAGCATATCGAGAAATATTTGCTGGCGCTCCTCAGGCGTCAGGGTTTCCATTGCGGCGCGGGCGACCATAATGAATTCCTGCCGCTCATTTTGTGCCAACTCGGAGAGCTTCGGGCCGTGACCGGCCAAGTACTCCTCAATCGCGGGCCAGAGCCGTGGCGCCCAATCGCGTGCATCGATGATCGTTTCTAAAAGAGCGACTTGTCCCTCCTCATCGACCACGAAGAGGTTGTGCGTGCTGGACTGGTTTTTGCGGCTCCCCGATATGGAGCAGTCCAAGTATAGCGATGGGCTGATCCATTGGAGTCGATCTTCGTTGAGGAACTCCCCCCGTAGGGAATACCCGTCCGTGTTGAGCTTGTTCAGCCCAGTCACGGTCTTGATCCAGCCGCCGTTGTAGCGGCTGTAGCGTGTGCCAGCGGCCTGTTTAGCCAGCGCGTTCGGATTCAGCAACATCTGCCCCTTTTGGTTCCGGTCCATTTTCCCTCTCCTTCGTCCAACGTCCGGCCTCACGACCGGACTGGCTTCGCGCGTGCTTAGGCCCGAACCTCGAAGTACTCCTTACACAACGGGCAGTACCCCGTAAGGTCCGCCGCATCGTTCCATCGCAATTCGATCTGCTCGCTGCCGCACAACGGGCAGCTACCCAGTGCGTTCAGTGCGTTCAGTGCGTCCAGATACTCCTGGCTGATTCTGCTCGTAATCATGTCCTTCTCCTTCTAACGCCCGGCCTCTCGACCGGACTGGCTTCGTTGAGCTAGATGCTCTCTAGTGGTTCTCTCTGCACTGGTAGGTTGCAAACTAGGCAGATAGCGTCTGCCGGACCGTCCTCCCAGGCGAGAGCATTGCCGGAGGAATCCCAGCACACAGGAATTTCCCTGTGTGCTTTGGGAAATTGGCAGTAGGTCTCTGTTGGGCTCTCGATCATGTTCATTTCCCCATCTCCTTCTCCAACGCCCGGCCTCACGACCGGACTGGCTACTCCGCTAACGCCTGCCCCTGAAGAGGCAGGATGTCAGGGGACTAGCGCCCACTCACGTAGGCGGGTTGCCTTCGCCTCGCGGCGCAGCCTCAAACAGTTCCAACCGTTCCAACCGTTCCAACGTTAGAACTTGTCCGGGTTGTAAATATTGGGCTCTTGAATCTTGCGCGCTCAGGTGAGCGCGTAAAACTGAGGCCCGGTAGCTGAAACTGAGGAGAGTATCAAACTCCTCCTCGGTTTCGGGCATTTCTACGGGGGAACAGTAGTCCCTCGCTTCCTGGTAGGTGGGGAAGCTTCTCTCCCACCCTTCACCAGGGGGACAACCCCGCCTCCAAAGCATCCAACCAGTTTTAGACCGACGTAGCCAGATGTTATGGTGAGTATGTTGACTGCATCTGACTGGTACTGCCTCAACAAAGAGATCAGCTTCGCAACATACAGTGCTGATTTTCATCTCCGTTTCTCCTTCTAACGCTCGGCCTCGGACTGGTTGGGTTTTGCCAGGGTCAGGCACGATCAATACCACGTGCCATCCTGGTTCTGGTGAGTGAAGATGGTTTTCCCATCCCACGGGCAATCGGGGCAAAGCGCGGCATGGAGCGCGAGTAGTGCCGGCATGTGCGCAGCAATGCCCTCGTCCCGTAGGCGGTTGCCCTCGGACCGTAGGCGGTTGCCCTCGGTCCACAGCCGGGTGCCCTCGGCCCACAGGCGGTCACCCTCGATCCACAGGCGGTTGTCCTCAGCCCGTAGGCGGTCGCCCTCGATCCACAGGCGGTCGCCCTCGGCACGTAGGCGTCTGCCCTCGGCCCACAGGCGGCTGCCCTCGTCCCGTAGGCGGTTGCCCTCGGTCCACAGGCGTCTGCCCTCGTCCCGTGTCTCCCCCAGCGCGGCGGGGAGGCGCTCAGGCGGGATGAGTTGAAACAGCCTCAGGCGGAGCGGGATTTCCGATGCGGGCTTATTGGCGCGGATATATTCCACGCGCTTCTCGAAGCTGGTTACGATCTCGAGGAGTACATCGTGATGGCAGTGCACCCCTAGCTCGTCCATTCCCGTTCTCCTTTCAACGCCCGGCCTCGCGACCGGGCTGGCTTTAGTCCCTCTCGCTTGGGGCTGACCCAGGCGGCAGGGGCTAGATGCACCCGCAGCCGTACCGTCGGTCCTCGGCGGTACATCTGCACGGCGAGCCGTCAGGTGCTCTATGCCAGGACTCAGCGTGGGGGTGCGCTGTCCGATAAGCCTGGTGTTCTGGCCCAGGCTTGTCCTGGATATGGTTGGCGAGCAGACTATACCACTTGCCACAAACCGGGCAGTATCCCTGTCCCGTTCTCATCGTCCCTTCTTCTCCCTTTCCACTACTCCCCGGCCCGGCCAGGGGACCTGTTCTCCGCTCGAATCTGCCCGTACGTGGGCAGGTGCCAGCGGAGAGGCTGGCTATTCAGTTGTCAGGTTGTCATTGAGATTACATGGCTCTCCCTCTCCAACGCCCGGCCTCGCGACCGGACTGGCTACTCCGCGCCCGACCTTGGCGTTAGACGCCTACGGTAGTCCTCCGCGTGCACCGATCCGCGACGCGGCGGAGGTCTGCGCGGGAATTGATGCCATAGAATTCTGCCGCTTGCTTGTCGCCGTGCAGGATTCGGATGGCGCACTTCACGGCGGCATCGTCTGACCTGTGGGCATGGCCGCATTCGCCGTATGGCCACGTATCAGAATAATAGTATGTGGTGACTCCGTGCCGGTCTTTCATCATTCCTCTCCTTCTCCAACGCCCGGCCTCACGGTCGGACTGGCTTGCTGTTACCGTGTAATAGCTGCCGGGCTGTGGGCTTGGTTAGCGCTTGGCGCCGCCTAGCCGCGAGGCAGTACGGTAACTCCGGGTTGGTTTGTTTGCGATGGTGCGCAAGCCACGCAAACCGGGCATGTGGGGCGCTTCCCGCTGAGACTGATTGGTCGGGTCAGTCTACTGCCACACACCCTGCAGTACTCATACGTGCGCCCGATTTTCAGTGTCATCGTATACTCCTTCAACGTCCGGCCTCGCGACCGGGCTTGCTAACTAAACTGCTTTCGGGCTCGCTCTTCGCCACAGGCATATCAATTACGGCATCGGCGGCCCGACTGGCCTCGATCTGCTCAGTGCGTGCTGTGGCGATTGATTCCAACTCTGCGCGGCACTCATCATCCGCGTACCGAGCTAGCTTGGAGGCGATGGCGGGCTTGTCGGTCCATCACCGCCGCTGGGCGGGGTCCCACCGGAGGCCCGCGTCTTTGGGGATACCGCGCTCGTCGAATGATGAGAGGGCTATGTAGTTGCTGCCCTCGCGTATGAGCCTCATCGTTCCGTTTCTCTCTTCTCCCTTTAACTACTCCCCGACCCGGCCAGGGGACCCGCCGGGCTTGTCACCGGCCTTGCGCATTACAGGCCCCGAAGGGCCTTGACTCTGCCTAGGATAAGAGTAACCGGCCGCTGGTTAGAGTGCCCGGCCGTGAGAACGACACCCGGCTACCGGCCTGACGTCCAGCGGTCAGTCCCTCGTTGGATGTGGCACGCCCGGCACTACCACGCGCCAGGTGCGGGAATACGCCTTTGACGGCTCTGTCTACGAGGTCCTTTTGGTAGAGTACCAGTGCCCGACCTTCCCCTTGAGCGAACGCCTCAAGGGGCTTGGCTAGGCGGTCGCGCAGAGTGGACACGGCGCCGATAAAGTAGCTGGTCTTCCACGTTGTGCCATGCGTCCGGCCGCCGCTGGCCCGGTAGGTTTTGAAGTCCTTGAGAGCCATGCCTTCGAGTTGTTCGCCAATCCACAGGTACATAGAAAGGACTACCCGCACGTTGGTCCTGGTCCCGAACAGGTGAATCTTGCTGTCGGCCGGAGACCGTATTACCCGGCATAGATTCGCTTTGGCGATAACGTGCGCTAAGGTTGGGCGCCAGTTATGATCGTATCCAAGATCAAGCATCCCGGCCTTTTCAGTCTCGCCCTTACCGTTGCCGGTATCCAAGCTGGCCCTGTCCAGGTTGTGCTTGAGTAAAAGCGCCTGTGCGCGCTCCAATGCAAGGGCGGCCTCGTTGGGGTTGCTGTTCGGATGCTCTGCCATCCGCAGCAGAGCGGTAATTTTCTCTAGTAGTGCATCGGAGACGGTAGCCGTGGTAGTCATAGCGCTTTCCACCCTTCCATTAGGCTCTCGGTGCGATCGGCACTGGGCTTTGTGTTGTAGAATCCGGCAACTGTGAATCCCTGTGCTTCTGCTGTACCTTGTGCTGCCTGCGGCCGTGGTTGCGGGGTGCTCTCGCCATTGGCGGGTTGGACCTGGTGCCGACAGAACACGAAGCTCATGCCCTTCACCCGCTTGGTTTCTTCGGTATCCGCGTCCTGGACCTCCTTGATTAAGGGAAGGCGAATCGCCTTCTCTCCTCGCTGTACCTGGAATCCCATCGCTTGCCAGCGGCCGTAGGTGAACACATCCTGGTACGGTTGGCAGCCACAGGTTAGCGTACTGACTACTTTGGAGGCGTTCGCTTCGGAGTAGCGGCTGAACACTTGGGCCTGGGTAGGTGTGAGCTTCCGTGCTATACTGGGCTTGGACATGATAGCTTGCTCCTTTCGTGTCCATCGCCCGGCAGTCTCAAGCTGCCGGGTACACTTTTCTTTATCTCTGTAGGTATGCCGTGCAGTGAGCATCCCCAATCGCCCGAAGCGCTTTTTCGTAGGTGGTATGTCGGGCACTAACGATGGCTTCCGGCGTGCCTATCCCGTTCAGGAAAAGCACATTGCATGCCCGCCTAAATTCTTTGGCTTCCAGGCTCTGATTGATGTAGCTGTCTTCCGGTATTCCCCACGCTGGCTTGCCCATGATCCGTCCCTCCGTTTTAATCCCTTGCGCTTGAGGCCCTAGTGTGACTGCTATCGTTTCTTGGGTGAGCGGCTTAGCCAAGTCATCAGATAGCAACCTCGGACCTGGTTCACTCACTCGCAACGTGTTCAACTAGATACCCCAAGCGGCAGGGATTAACCCGCCTTCAATTCCCTCTCCCCGTCTCAAGTCGGCATTCCACCCGCTCTTGAATCCTGAATTCGCTACCTCAGTTTCCTGAGTCATTCGCCGGCTTGTCTGTTCTAGCTCACCGGTTGCTGTCTAATGAGAGGCCCTTGCTTCGCTGCCGGACTTCGCTTCCCCGGCCCTGCAACCCCTCGTCTCGTTTCTCTCTCGCCTCCCCCTCTCTCAATCTCTACTGTACCTATCATATCATGGCAGGGCAGGGATGTCTATAACAATTTGGCAAAAGTTATAACAGTTTTGGGCCAATTTTCTTGCCCAACTTGACAACCGCCACAACCCCGCTATCATGAGAGCATGAGCCAGCCACCCTGGGCCGCCGATCTACACCGCCAACTCTCCGCTATCATCGCACGGAAACCCGCCGACGCCACCGGCCTGGTCGTTGTCCTCGAGGCGCGCGGCGACCAGGCCCTTAAACCCAAATGTACAATCTATTACCGCGATGATGTCGGCTATGCCGACGAAAACCCCCCCCTAATGAACCCCAAGGCGACGAGATATGGACTATAATTTCCGTAACCATACAGCTAAGAAACACTTCCTGCGTGCCTACGCCAAAACCGGCATCATTACCCAAGCCTGCAACGAAACGGATACCGCCCGCCAAGTGATCTACGATTGGCTCAGAGCTGATCCCCAGTTCGCGAAGGATATGAAGGTGGCCTTCGAGATTTCCACCGAATGCCTTGAGGGCGAAGGCATCCGCAGAGCATACGCAGGCTCGGATCGGCTCTTGGAGAAGTTTTTGGATGCACGCAAGCCGTCCCTCTATGCGCCTCACAGAGTAGTTGAGCACCGCGGTATAGCGGTGCCCGGCCCGGGCCCGGACCTGCGAACCCTCACGCTGGATGAGCTGCGCACAATGGAGGCGCTGTTGCTCAAGGCTGGTGCCGTGGAGGTGGAGTGCCGGATGCTGGATGATGACCCGGAGTGACGGTATCCGTACGGTTAGCATGGTTGCAGCTACGAGCATCGCAGTACAAGGGGGCCTGGGCAGCGAGCCTGCGATGGCTACGAGTGGACAGGTTGACATAAGATTCATAGTACGAACCAGGCCAGCAGCGCCTACCTGACCCCCGGTGCCCATACCCCGGTTCCCCTGCTAGGGGGGAGTAAGGACGTGTTCTCTGCCCCTATACAGCACAAAAAAACTTTCAAGCTTTACTCAGTTATTGGAGAGAGAAACTAAGTGATATGATGACCAGGATGACCTGGGGTTGGGGAAACGGTAGGGCGTCGGGGTTGATAGGGGTGTTTTGGTGGTGTAAGTTAGTGTACAAGATTCAAAGCTAATATGTACACGGAACTGCGCACTAATAACATAAGGGGGTTATAGGGGGATTTTTGAAACAGCGGCGGGTGGTGCGAGGGTGGACGGAGGAGCAGGAGATGAGGTTTGTTGAGTGGCAAATCCGACAACATACCGACATCCCGGAGGAGGGCGTACAACGTGTGTTGCGGGACATCAGGGACATGGTCGCGGGCAAGGCCGTCAACGGTGCGTTGCCGTATAAGAAGGTCCGCGGCTGGCCTTGACGCCAGGATGGGTCCCTTTGGTGGTTGACTACCTGGCGTTGGAAGCCCTGACGCCTGGACTGAAGAATACCTTTTGGGCGATATGCTCTTTCTCTTACGGGAACAATACCGGGTGCTTCCCAAGCCAGGAGGCGATAGGGCTTCGGGCCGGGAGTAGTCAGCGAACCGTAGGGATTCATGTACGCCGACTTGCCTCGCTGGGGGTTCTTCTGGTTATCCGAAAAGGTCGGCGCGACTATTATGTACTCCCGCACAAGGTCAAGGGCGAGAAGTGGGCCGCGTCTATCGCTAGGCAGGTCGCCAGCCTCCCGCCAACTGTCCACGAGCACAAAACCCTCAAACAGTTTCTAGCCGAAGAGCGGTCCAAACCGCGGTTCACCGCCAGGGAGCTGCGCAAGGTCAAGGCTGATATTAAGCGATGTATTTGATGCGACGGTGATGATGGCAGTGACGTTTGGCTGAGGTATCTGGGGGTTGGGGTTCTTTGTTGGGAGAGATTGGGTCTCTGCGTCTGCGCTTTGTGGAGGTTTATGTTGAGGTGCCACAACATGTGGCGCTGAGGATCAGGTTGCTGCCCTTTTTATGGGGAGAGTTAATGGCTTGTGGGATAGCGACAGGGTCGGTCCCCCTGGTCCAGTCTCCATACGCGTTTCACGGGGATGATGCTGAGGCCATACGGATATATGGCATGAGGGTTACGGCTTCGACAGAGGGTCCTGATATAATCGTCCAGGGTGAGCATGGGCGTATGGGGGTGACGTTTGGATGACATATTCGTACATGAAGGGCAACACGATGTCTAACCGACACTTACGGGCCATCTGTATATCCAGCGAGGCTCTATGCGTTATGCTGGCGGGAATCCGACACCCCTCAGTTCTTGTTGTCCCACAAGATGCCCGTCTTGTAGGGCTTGAGACAACTGGCTTCAACTTCCTTGTGGTCTATTTGGAGCATGAGTCCTTCCCGGCCTATGCGCCTGGCATACAACCGCTATCCAATGCGATAGTATTGCCGGAACACGTTGCAGGGGAGTCATGGGAGAGGGACCTCATCATCGCGCGGCTTCAAGCCTGTCTAAGCGACCTCGCTTGACAGTGATCTGTAGGGTTGCTACACATGGCGTCCTTTTACTTCATCACTGATCTAGAACGAAAACAGTGCCCGCGCGCTGACCTGATTGAAGCCTTTTGTTCTAAGTATGGATGGAACAGAGGTGACATAGCCGTCATAACCGTGGAGAAGGAGTGTGACTATTGTTACTGGTATCTGACCCGACTAGTTATGAACCCTGAAAGGAGCAGAGAAATGACCTTCAGCCTTTTCTTGCGAGAGAATGGAAGTTCTCCTGGCAACATTGGCGGAAGGAGTACTGACTTAAGCCTAATACACGCCAGTTTGTATGAACTCGTTCAGGCGTTCTACCCAATAAACGCCGTTCCCGAGGAGGTGTGCGACAGATTGGAAGAACTGGAGGGGTCCTTGCGAGGGTCTGAGAACCATTTGGCCTACTTCCTTGACTTTATGAAGGACAAGGAGGCATAGTGCCCCTGTCGGTCCAGGACAAGCCCTCACTGGAGGCTGTGCAGACGCTCATTGCGGAGAAGTCTCTGCGGGATTACGTCACTCAGGCGTGGCACGTAGTTGAACCTGGGCGCCCGTTTGTGCCGGGCTATCATATTGACGCTATCTGCGAGCACCTTGAGGCCGTCACCGTCGGGCAGATACGCCGGCTTCTGATCAATATCCCCCCCAGGTATGGCAAATCTCTTCTGGTCTCCGTGTTCTGGCCAACCTGGGCTTGGGCCACGGATCCTGAGATCAGGTGGCTCTTTGCGTCTTATGCCATGCCTCTGGCCATTCGGGACAGCCTCAAGTGTCGGCGGGTTATCGGGAGTCCTTGGTATCAGGACAGGTGGGGGCACGTCTACCAGCTCACCGGGGATCAGAACCTCAAGAGCGTCTACGAGAACGACAAGACCGGCTATCGCCTCTGTACATCAGTTGAGGCAGGGGTTACAGGGCAGGGGGGGGATTTTCTATGCGTAGACGACGCCCACGACACCAATCAGGGGGAGTCCGAGCCCATTCGCAAGGCCACCATAGACTGGTGGGACGGCACCATGACCACCCGGTTCAACGATCTGGAAACCGGCCGGGCCGTCATCATCGGGCAGAGAGTCCACGAACAGGACCTTAGCGGACATCTGCTGGCCCAGGGCGGATGGGTACACCTCATGTTGCCGGGAGAGTATGAGCCCAAGCGACAATGCGTCGTGCTGGAGACCGGTTGGAAGGACTGGCGCACCTATGAGGGGGAGTTGCTATGGCCTGCCAAGGTGGGGCCTGCTGCCACCAAGAGCCTGCGGGCTGCGCTTGGGGAGTACCGCTACGCGGGGCAGATTCAACAGCGCCCGTCTCCTGCTGAGGGAGGAAAGATCAAACGGGCCTGGTGGCGCTTCTATAAGGAACGCCCCGCCCTGAACACCTTTGATGAAATTGTACAATCTTGGGACATGGCCTTCAAGAAGACTACGGACTCCGACTATGTGGTTGGGCAGGTCTGGGGGAGAATCGGCGCTAACAAGTATCTCCTGGACCAGGACCGCGCTAGGCGGGACTTTCCCGAGACGGTCAAGGCCGTAATGGCTATGTCGGTTGCCTGGCCCACAGCCTACGCTAAGTTCGTCGAGGACAAGGCTAACGGGCCGGCGGTCATCGACACCCTGCGCCAGAAGATCGAAGGGCTTATTGCGGTCAACCCTAAAGGAGGCAAGGAGGCCAGGGTCGCCGCCGTCTCCCCTCAGATCGAGGCCGGTAACGTTTGGCTTCCCGCCCCGGCCACCGCCCCATGGGTGGATGGGTTCATTGAGGAATGCGCTTCATTCCCGAATGGGGCACATGCCGATCAATGCGATGCCATGTCACAGGCTCTTTTGCGCCTGGCTGCTGTATTGGAGATTTATGACATTGATGTTAGACTTGAGTAAGGACGACGTGGATGCCATTCGGGGCGAACCGGGGAAGACCCTGACCGCAGAAGACTTGCGAAGGGTTTTTAAGCAACTTCGCTCGTTTGAGCTACGGTTGCAGGACGTTCGAGAGATGCATGAGTGGATGGAGCAGATGAGGATTAGGCTCCAACTGGAGGCCGATATTGAAATTTGAAGAGGATGTGCGCCGGACACAGCCAAAGCACCCATGGCCCCCCCACGAGGGGGAAGCTGACGGGAGAGACATGGATGCTCTTCTTGAGGAAGTCATCGCAAAGGCCCGTTATCATGGCAAGGGCCGCGCCCGTGTTATGCGGCGCCTGTTAGCCATGATCGTCCGCTCTGACGAGGAAAGGTCATGGCAAGAGCAGAAGATGGGAAGTTTGGGGACGCCGGGCGAGTAGGCAGAGGTAGACAGGATGCTGTCCTCGTAGTATAGTAGCTAACAAAGGCAGGGGCCTGACAACCGAATAAACGCTTGCCCCGTTCGTGTTCGTGAGGGGTTATCATGTATGATAACCCCTTTTCTCTTTTGCGAGGTTTGAAGAAGGATGGCTAAAAAGGAAGCGTCGCTACCGGCGCCGCCCGGCCTACGGCATATCCAGCGACTACGTGACGAGGCGATCTCGCAATCCGACTCGCAGCGAAAGCGCTGGGAGAAAATCGCCCAGGTCAGAATAGGCGATCACCCCATCAACATCCCGGACGGCTTCAAGAACACCACCAAAGAGGTCCGCGTCCGCATCGTGGCCGATACTGTGCGCCGTCTCGTGTCCTCGCTGACCATCAATATGCCCACCATCGCGGTCACACCTTCGGGCCCAGGGCGGGCGGCGCAGGAGAACGCTACCCTGCGGGAAAAGTGGTCTACGGCGCTTTTGGAAGATATGGACTCTGCCCGACTCCCCTTCCGGCCCTTCCGCGGCGGGATGGACCATGCTGTAACCTTCGGGATGGGCATCTGGAAAATGGTTTATACCCCGCATACCTGGCACGACTACCCCACCTCCAAGACCATGTTCGGC